TCCGAAGGCTGGAGCTGGCGGGCGTACCGTGCGATATCGATAAGCACAAGCAGCCGGATGGGACGTACATGACCATGTGGCGACTAATCCCGCTGAAGCTGGTGCCGCCGACACGCATTATGCGCTACTGCTGCGCGGCGCTCAAAGAGACCAGCGGACGTGGCAGGTGGATCGCGACCGGCGTCCGGTGGGCCGAATCGCAAAAGCGCAAATCCCGTGGCGTTATGGAGGCCCTGCACAGGGACAAATCCAAGCGGCTGACACTGATGAACGACAATGACGAAAGCCGGATGCTGATAGAAAATTGCCAGCTCAAGGGGACCCGAACGGTCAATCCGATTATCGATTGGCCGACCGAATCCATCTGGGATTACTGCGCAGCAGAAAAGATCTGTATGAATCCGCTTTACGCCT